GCATTGTAAAATTCGTCCTCCTTTTTCCTAAAAAAGTTTAAGTTATCGTTGAATCTCCCAATGAAGCCTCTTACCCTTGTATTACCCATTTGCCGGTATAATTGCATCCGGTTAGGGTGCGAGGGCTGAGAACAACCGCAAGGTCAAGCATTCCTTTATCGTCAGGAAATGGTATATCTACACTTTGAACAATATAATCATCAAATTCTAGATGGAATTTATCTGTTGTAGATTTCTCAAATTCTAACTTAAGAGTTCCCATTCCAGAATCATTAGAATTAGTTTCATTCTTTGTTCTTAGACTATCCCATAAAGTTCTATCAGTAACTTGTAGGTTTAATGAAACTTCATAGGTTCTTTGTCCAGCAGTATAATCTGCAATAATTCCTCTATCATAGTTTCCAACATATCTTTGTGGTGTTAAGTTATTTGAAATAGTTAGACTACCACTCTTAACTCTAGCCCAAGTTTGTCCAAACATACTAATTGTTCCATCTGAGAACATATAAGGATTGTTAGCATCATCATCACTATAATTAAACAAACTAGTGTTGGTTCTAACATTTCTTTTAGGGACATATTTTTCAATAGTATCGTGCGCCTTTCTTGTTACAGCACTTACACTAGAAGTTAATTCCATTCCCTCTTCAAAATTTAAAGTAAGTGTTTGAACCATACAACCTGTAAAGACTCTAGAGAATAATCTTTCATCAGTAGCATCTTGGTGGTAATCACCAGAAGCAATTGTTGAACCCTTTTCAGCAGTTACTTCTAATGCAAAAGAAGGCAAACTTCCTGTATTATTTTCTGAAATAGTATAATTTATTGCTGCTGCATTATCTAACTTTTTTAATGTGCTAGAATCAGTATTAAATATTTCCGGCGGGTTAATAACATCACTTTCTCTTCTATAAAATACTTTATTGGTATCATCAAAATAAACTTGTGAATTGTCTGCACTACTACCTAATGTTCTACTACCCGATTGTGTGGCTGTCCAAGTCATTGTTCCTAATGCATAATACAACCAAGAAGCATTGCTTACTGCCATATCCATTGATGCTTCACCAAAACTTTCTGCACCCTTTAATTGGTGAGAGAAGTTTCTAGTTCCACCTAATGCCATGTTTAACTGTTTCATTTCAGGGTCAACAGTTGGTGGTGTAAATGTAGTAACTAATCCAAGCCAATTATCAGATAATAGATTGTGTTTCTCATCAATTTCTGCTACGGCTTGTACGGGTGCGCCATAATTTAATATTTTTAATTGAACAATATCATCTTTAGCAGTACCACCAAGAGCAACATCAAATGTAATTCTATCTGATGTATTAGATTTAATCCTTAAATATTGTGTTTTTGCAACTCTTAGAGTAGCGAAATCACTTTGCCAAACTATAACTTCTGCTAAACAACCTTGATAAATATTAGCCATCATCCTTGTTGTATCTGTTAAAGCGGCTCCTTCATTATTATAGATTCTACCATTTTGCCAACTTACTTCTGTATAGTCTGGCGAACCCGCCGTATGGCTATTATAAAACCTAAATCCTTTCTTATTGCTACTTACTTTTGTTCCGTAACGCATTCCTACGTCCAAATCCATTTCTGGTATCAGCGTTGCTGATAACCCTGCTCCTGTATATACTTCATTACTTAATACCATCTTTTACACCAACTTACAAACTATGTGTTTCTTCCAAACCTTTTCATGGTAACAGACATTTTGTAACCTAACATTTTTTTTCCTCTATCGTTAGCCTCACTTCTGCCTGTAATTTCAATTAATTCAGCACTTGCTTCAACAGCGTTATTACTGTTATTACCAACATAAACCTTTGGTCTTAGTGCCTTCTTCTCTAAGATGTGCCTTGCCATTTGATATAAACTTTGCAATTGGCGGCGTGAAAATGTTAGTTCATCATAGTCTCTACGATGCAAAACTCTCAAATGAACAGTAAAAGCATACTCTTCATTTCTGATAGTCCAATCAATTGTAGGGTGTGTTATGGTAGCACTATCCTCATAAACTATAATAACCGGTTTAGTATCTAAATCTACTCTTTTACCTTGAGTCGGTTGAATAGACCTAACATCAACAAAATTAGGTGTTGGGGTGGAAACCCATGCACTTCCATCTGCTTGTTTAATACCAGATTTACCTGCCGCTACGGTAGCAGAATCACTCCAATTATCTTCAAGTAATCGTATTAAGAAAGACACTTCATCCACGTACAAGACTCTCCACATCATTAATAATATCTTTAGGGACTCTTTCTTTGACTACATCTATAACGTCTTGATTAACTTTATTATTACTCTTAACATATAATGCTAACTTAGAATCTTCTAACGCCTTATTTCTCTCATGCATAACTCTAACGATATTTTTTAAATCTAAACCCATAAACTCACCTAATCAATTAAGAACAGTAATTGTTTCTTACCATCTATAATCTTATTTGCTTCTTCTAATAAAGTATCATGCTTAGTTTTCAAATCAATATTAGCACCTGTTTCTGTGATTAATACAGAGTTATCATCATGCAACAATACTTCTGCGGCCACCATTTTAGTAGCGGCTTCATGTATGGTTGAAGGTACTCTAGAACCACCCCTAACATAAGTTACTCTAATAGAATGCTTTTGTTGATAAGGCCATGCATTTCTAAAGAATAAGTGTCCATCTGTTCCTATTGTCCAATAGTCACTTAATCTACCTCTATCATCATTATCTGAAAAGTTTGTGGCTGAAGTTGGTGAACCGTGTGTTGATGCAAGGGTACTAAGTGTACCAGCATCAGAAGGTAATAAAGAAGCAATATAAACTGATTTACCGTCTTCTGTTGGACAAGCATAAAAGAAATCTGAAATTGTTCTACTTCCACTATTTGCAGCCACACTTTTAGAAGTAGTTTCACCTGTAAATTGTGCAGTTTCGTGAGGAAACTTTTCATTAATGGCATAACATATTTCTTTAACTGTTGTTTTTTGTCCGAAAGAATCTATGAAATCTGTGCCTTTATCTAATACAAAAGTATTTGGCCCTGCTACTAATGTAATTGTATAAGCACCACCTATTGCTGTTGCCGATGGAGTATAAATGATACCTGCACCCGCTAGGTCTTTGTATGTATCTCCTTGCCAAACTTCTAATCTAACAATCTTAGATACCTTTTGGCTATCTAATTGAGTAAAACCAACATAGTCTTTCCATTGACCGACAGGATATGTTGCATGAACCCAAGGTCGAAAATCATGGACTTCTTTTTCTATAATTTCAGGCCTAAAGGTTAATTTAATACTATCATCTATTTTACCTTCTACTCTCTTAATTATATCTCCAACCATACCAATACTAGGTGTAGTGCTTGCAGTAAAATAACTAGCATCATTAGAACCGCTAATATGTAATAGATTAGAAACTGCTGAATGAGTAGTATAATACCCATTACCAATAGCATAGTTAGGGTTTATCGTTGTAAAATCACTTGGGTTACTTAATCTAGGCATCTATCAATCTCTCCAGTTCTATTATCTGTCCTTTAACATAGTAAATAAAAGTTTGAACTTCATGTGCATCTTTATTTGCTGGATTGGCTAAGCCTCCAGTTCTAGCATATTCTTCCTGTGTTTTTGATTGTTGAGTATCTTCTTCCATTTCATAAAGAGGTTCATCTAAATCATCTCTTAATTGAACCTTTTGACCTTTCTCATCTAATTTATAGCCGTCTTCTTCTTGAGCGTCTACTTCATATATTGGTATTTTATTACCGTCTGCATCTTCTTTAAATTTTGTCTTCCCTGTTTTAAGTGGGCTTTGATAGCCTGAAGGAACATAAACAGACCCCTTACTTCTACCTTGTTTACCTGTATAACTATCATATCCTGATAGTGATGCTGGTTGAACAATATACTGTCTATAAGGCCATTCCCCTATTTGTTTATATGTAAAATCAATAAGATAGTATTCATTATCAGTATTCAACATTTCATTTCTTTGCATTAAATCTGCTATTCGTGAGTTAATCATTGTACCTGATGTGTCCTTTTTATCTTTAATTACCTGATTTAAGAGTTTTACTTCAGCCTCAGAAAGTATTACCATTTGTATTTTTAATTTTAATATTCCTCCCCTAGCAGGATTAAATGCTTTTTTGATTTCATCGCCTAAGTCTGGAGTTTCAATCTCTCTTAGTTTCTTCCAATTTAAAGTAAATGATGCATTAGCAGATGTAATTACATGTGTGTTTTGTTCTTTTGTGGATATTGTTCTACCCTCTACTTTTATTGCTTTTGTTGCTACTTCCTTTCTCAATATATCGGGAGGGATTTCAATTGGGTTAGATATGACACCTTTTTGTTCAGAATCAGAATGAATTAAAAGTGCTTTATTATATCTATATTCTTCAATTTCAATTGCACCCAACAATTTATTTTGTTTTTCTTCGCTGAAAGCAAATTGACTTACAATTATGTCTTCTTTTTTACTACTCAATGCAGCAGGTGGATTCATTAAAAAGTCATGTATTTTATTATCATCTAGTTCGCCATCTTGAAATTTCTTAAATTTGTTTTTAAAGAAATCATACATAAATCTTCTTTCTGCGTCATTATAACCTTGTGGATTTAAACCATATCTTCTTTGGATAGACATTTCTTTGCCTTTTTTATCTAATCTAGGTTTTTTAGGATTCATTAAATCATCTATTTGTTCGTCTGATACGTATTGTTTTTCTACTTGATGGTGTACTAATGTTTTAATTAGCCCTCTCCAAATACCTTCATCAGACGCATATTGTGGAGATTTCTTTTTTTGCTCCATAGCCATTGGTTTATCTTTCTTTATTAGTTTATTATATGAATATTTAAGCATTATCTGATGCCACATACGCCTTTGGTTTTCATCCCAATTATCATATTCTTCCGGCATATAAGGAATCATATATTTTTCTACTTCTAAAGATTGGTCAGCATCAGCCTCCCCATAAGTCACTAGTTCTCCATCATCTTCAGCAAATTCAAAAGAATCAGGTATAGGTATTTCATAAACAGATTCTTCAGAATCAATGAATGAATAGTTATCTGTATAATTTGCCAATCTCTTTGGTTGTTTTTGAGGGCCAAATACCTCTTCCTTTAATAATAATTCAAGTTCTGATTTTATTATGTCTAATGACTTTAAAATAGACTTTTCTACATTATAATCTTCTTCTTTTGTGGGTGCTTCACTTACTGCCATTTCTGATTCTAAGGTATCTTTACTTTCTCTTGCATCTTGTCTTCTTTGCATTTCTGCTTCGGGGTCAAAATCCTTTATTTTACGGGATGGTCTAAAAGGCATTTCTATACCTTGTGATTCCATCTTACTTCTAAAGAAGGCTTCCGTGTCTAACTCAACAGTTATTGTTACGCCTTTTTCTAAAGGAAATTCTTCAGCCGCATCACCGATTTTGTATTCTATATGATATTCAGTATAGTCCTTTAAAGTATCATCATCAAATGCTTCTTCATATACTCTATCTTCTTCATTCTGAGCATTAGCCACTTGATACAATCTCTTTGCGTCTAAGTCTTTAGTTGTAAAACCTTGCACTCTATCTAAGGCGTGTGAACCAATTCTTCCTTCTTCATCTTTTAATGCGGTTAAAGAATGAGATTTACCTTCATCAGTAATAGATTCACCTAATGCTTGAAGTATGCTCTTATCTCTAGCCGCAGATACAATGCTTGATTTGTCTTTACCTGCACTACTAACGACAAATAAGAAATCTTCTACTGTCATATCTCTAATCTTGTCCCAAGCATCGTTTATATAATCTTTATACTCATCAACATCAAAACCTGACGAACCACTGATTTTAAACAAATCAGGGTTATCTTGAGCAACGGTGTTAATAAACTCAGCATCTAAATAATATTGCATATTATTATCATATGAGTCCCAAACACCTGTTTTTAGTGAAGGGGAAACAATATATCTAATCATTGCTTGAAATAAATGGTGTTTCTTATATAAGTCTTCATAGTCAGTAATACCCTTTAATTCTGGTGTCAAAATTAAATTGTCCTTACCTAACTTGTATAATCTAGACCTATACTTAAAGTTAGCAGGTATCACTAATGTCATAAAAACAACTCATGCAAGCCAAGCAGCCCATGCTGCACCTTTTTGAATCATCTTACCTAAACCTAATCCTGAACCGGGTGGTGAATACGTTGGTTGTCCCGTAACGGGGTCAATCCAATATGGATTACCCATTGTATCATAACCATTTGGTTGAACTGGGAAACCTGAAGGATTATTCATTGCCTGTTGTTGTTGCATTACCATGTTATTAGCCTGAACCATTGGATTACCACCACTAATTTCAGCAGGGTTTAATCCACCAGCATTAGGCACACCTGTTGTTTGATAACTTTGTGGATAACTTTGTGTTGCTTGTGTTGCTTGTGCTTGTATTTGTTGAGTTTGGAACCCCTGTGATTCTAAATACTGGCTCTTTGCTATCTTTCTTTGCATTATAACTTCTGAGTTAATTGCAGAGGCTAATAGGTTATGTAAGTCCAATTCAATATTAGCAGCAGTAATAGTATCTAGTGCAGTAATAGCATCATTATGAATAGTTATTTCACCACTAGAACTAGTTTGAAACTTTAGTTCCTTTAATGTTCTACTTACTACTCTTTCTATTACATCTTCCATTAATTGCTCTAATGCAGATAAAAACATCTCACCATGATATGTGAAAAATTCCTCTACATGATTCTCCTGTAAAGTTAATAGGTTATTTGTTGCCTTAAATTGGGCTTGACCTTGTGCTTCTATTGCGTTCACTACTGCTCCATTACTAGTTCTCCATGCCATTTTCTTCTTCCTCCTGTGTTTCATTTATTACTACTTTAGTTCCCTTAGTCATTAAGTCTGCTACTCTTTTGTTTATTGCTAAACTCTCTATTGTTAACCTAAATAATTCATCTTCAGCAGTTTCTATTGTCATTTGAGGGGGTCTAACAGTCCATCCGTTAGCACTCAAAGCCTCAATGTCGGATTGCCTTAATGAAGTTAGCGGTGCAGATTGTAATAGTTTAGGAACTTTGGGCATAGGTATGTATGATTGAAATTCTAAACCGTGTTCTTCTGCAATAATTTGTTGCTCTAACATTTCATATTGTTTATGTAAAGCAGCGTGTTTCTCACAATAAGTGCCTCTCATTGGATAACCCTTTCTAACTTTATGAAGTGGTATTGTTGGCCTCATTGGGTCAGATGCTTCCCACATTTTATGCGTTCCACAAACAACACACCTATCCTTTGTATTAAATTTATAACCATAAGACACTTTCATAAATGATTTTCTTTCAGGCCAAAGTATTTTAACCATCTCTTTTACCTGTTTCTTAGGCTTTTCACTTTTATACTCATATTGCATAATTGCACCTGCGGCCCTTGCATATTTAATGGGGGGTAAAAATGCGTTAGCAACATGAGCATTTGTTGCACCAATTAAACTTGGTGGCTGATAATTTAATGTCATATTTATTTCTCCTAATAATCTTCTATCATTCTATTGATTCCTTTGTAAACCATTTCTGAATCTGTTTTTGCACTAACTAAATATTTGAAACACGGTATTCCTTTATCATTTAACTTTTGCATTCCTGCTTTAAAAGATTCAAATATTGGGTGGTTTTGTATTTCATCAAAGGTATATTTATCTTTCCATAAATCATATTTATTTGCCCATAAACCTACTGCTAAAGGATAATCGCCTTCTTTCTTTTTTCCTCTTCTATTTATTACGTCCCAATAAGGTGAACATATTGTATCTACTAAAAATGTCCAACATAATTGTTGTTCTATATCAAAGTGTTTTGCCATATGTCTATCATCAATTAAAAACAATATATATTTAACTTTTCTTGTTTTCATATCAGTTAGCCATTCGCCCCAATAAAGTGTTTCTCCTCCTACGTCTGCGGTTCTAATAGTGTGTTGGTCGCCATCAATTTTAATTGTTTTTCTTGTTGCTTTACCTCGACCAACAGTTCTTTCTGTTATTTTTGGCACTTCTCCTCTTGTTCTTAATTGATGATGTAATGTAGTTTTACCAACTTGTGTTGCACCATAAACACCGAAAGGTAAAGCGTGATATTTTTTCCATAATAAACCTATTTGTTCTGCCATTAAGATAACAAAACCTGTCATTATTGACATACTATCACCCTAGATGATGTATGAAATCCCACAAACCCTCCCACATTATTGTCATCGTATTTATACCTGCTACTGCCATTAATTGCCCTAGAAGAAAACTGCTTAAACATCCTATAATTCCCCAGAAGTAAAACCTTGCTCTTAAAAACCAAACATCTGCTGAATGCGCTCTTTGCATATCGTATGCTAAAGCAGTTTCATCCATACCAAATGCAATAGCATCTAACATCTAATCACTCAATTTGTGCTAAAAAGGTAGAAGCCGCTTGTGTTTGTGGTTCTTCTGCCTTTGGTTGCAATACTTGAGGCGGTGGCCCCCATTGTTGATTAAATTGATTAAGGCTTTGTCTAACTCTCTCTCGTTGCTTTTCATCTCTTGCTCGCTTATTCCAATAAGCACCGATTCTTCTATCTAATAGACCCATCTCAATATAATCATTTAAGGCTAAGTCAAAGACCGCCTTCATAACTAATATCCCACCAATGGTCATCAAAGCGAAAACCGTTGCGTGGGCATAGTGGGAGAATGCTAATAGACTCCCGTATTCAGCGTAAAAGAAAACATTTACGCCACTAATTGCTCCAATGAACAATATAGTCATTACTAACTTTGTATCTTTTTCTAATGCTGGCATTAAAATTACCTCAGTAGTATTCAATCGAATAGTTAATGGCTCCACTAACTACAACATAAATACCTTCTAAGGCTAATGCTCCATGCATATCAAATTCATAATTATGAGCCGAAGCAGCACCACCAACATACATCTTGGCTAATTCTTTTTTATTAGTTGTTGTTTCGGTTCCTGAATCATAAACAGTTATATTACCTGCTGTCGCACCTGTTCCAGATACTCTAATACTAGCCAAACGAGTTCTTGAACCCGCTACGATTAATTTAGTGACAGTTTGTAACCCTGATGTATTGCATCCACTTACCATACGATTGTCCTCCATTACTTCTCAGTAGCCTTGGCCTTATCAACCTTGGGTTTTGTCTTAGGAGTTTTAGCCTTTATAGGAGGCTTAAGTGGCTCTTTCTTTACAGGAGGTTTTACCGCCTTTCTAATTGGAGACTTTCTTACAGCCTTTGGAAACATTCTATTTAATAATTCTTTATTATTTTCTTCTCTCTCAAGATTAAATTCTTTTTGTAAATATCCTAATCTTGCGCCCTTTAATTTCTTAATGTCAGATTCATCCTTCTTTTCAAACTTAATATCAATGTCTTCAGAACCTAAATATCCTAGTGCAAATCTAAAAGGAATATCAACCTCTTTACCTTTCACTAGTTTAATCTCACCTTCGGCAGTATTTACAGTTATCACTCTGCCTCTTTTTTGTATAAATTTTACCATAGTTATCACCTGTTAGGACACCAATGGCCCCCGAAGGGGCCAAAGGTTCCATTTCTTTCACTTTCAGAGGTTACCATAAACTCGCAGCCTAAACTGCATACCACTATGAGTACCACCATCACCGACTTCTGCTGAAGTGCTTTGAAGGTTGTCAACAATTAACATAGTGACAGTTTTACCACTAGTGTATTTACCGCCTAAATTAGTAGACCCATCCCAAGATATTACAAAGGTTGGGTAAAACTTTACATTAGACGTTCCTGTGTGCATTACTGTGGATATGGTCGATAATCCAAAATCAGTTGCACTCAATACTACACCGGCAGAATCATAAGTTTGAACATCTACTACTGCATCAACATAGTATTCTTCCCCCGATACTCTGGGGGCAGAATTACCCTTATGGTTTTCCAATAGGTTAACAATATAAACTTCTTCTGTCATCCTTAATCACCTCATGCGCTGGTAATGTTGGTTATCTTACCTTGTCCCTTAAAGAAGGAACAACCCGTTTCAGCAATGGTTCGGTACATACCCCTGTTTCCAAGAACACCGACACCAAATGGGTTGCCGTTATCAATACCATCCTCAAAGTATTGAGTAGGCTTCATTACTGAAAGCCATAGGTGGTCAGTATCTAGCAACAATAAGTCGCTAAGTTTGTTTGCACCAAGTCCTGTCTTTGGCATATCCTTACAAGGAATCAATGGTATGTCAAAGTAAGTAGCGACCCTAAAGCCAACTTCTCTTCCCTTAACTCCCCTAACTCCATTGTGGGTAGGTACAATCTCCTTTCTCTCCATAAATCGCTCTTGGGACTGTAATAGGTCACCAATATGCTGAATGGTGTCATACCCGGTTAAGATAACCTTTGGTGCGCCACCTGCTTGACGGAGTTTGGTAATCATATCGTTCAGAATTGTTAGAGTTAATACCCTAGCATTTCCTATTAAATAGTTAGTACCCATATCAACCTGTGCATCTAAGTATGATGCTTGTGCCGCACCGCTACTTAATTGTCTATCAGACTTACCAAAGAGGTCAACGACTCTTGAATCAAGTGTTGCATCTCCTGCCTCATTTGTTCCACTAGTAAATAGACCTGCATCAGACATATGCTGTAATTCTTCACTTGAAGAAACTATCTTCATTAAAGAAGTGTAGTTTCGACCAATGTTGGCTTCTGTCGTTGCTTCACCATACTTTTGCAATGGCATTAGAAGCATCATGTTCTGAACTTCAGCATGGTGCTTACCCATGTCTTCACGGATTAAGGCTCTTAAATCGCCAACACCGTCATCTATCTTTGCCATCTCAATTGCTAACTCGCTGAAGTCAAACATATGAGCAACCGTCTTAGGGCTGGTAAAGAGCGTATCATACGAAGGTGCTAATGCTTGTAATCCAGCACTACCTAATTCATGGTTTTCTTGCACACCACCCAATACATCGGCTCTTGGTGTATCGCTTCCTTCTGCTCCACTCCCAACATCAAAGTAGTTCTTTGAACCACCTGCTGCTCTATTCGTCATTACTCTCCATCCGCTAGAGGTATAAGGCCTCTTTGCGAGCATAGCCAAAGCATTAACCTCTTGGTTAAGCATTGACCAAACTTTTTGTCCAAATAAGGTGCTATACAGGGATGTTGTTCCCGATGCAATTCCTGAACTCATTACTGATGTTCCTGCATCGTGTGCGGTATGAATACCACCAACAATACCTGCCGCCTTAAGGACACTATTACCGGTTCCGCCCCTAATTCCGTAGGTTGCTGCTTCCAATTCCTTCATAGTTTGTATATATCCACTCATCTATATCACTCCTTTATGTTGTTCACGTAATTGTGAATTTCGTTCCAAGACATTTCAGAAACATCAACATCTGGTAGTACAATCTCTTGTGACTTAATGATGGTTTCTTCTTGTTCTTGAAGACTCTTTCTTAATGTTGCAAACTCTTCCTTAAGTGCTTCAACCTCAGTCTTAGCATTATACTCTGTGCGAGCAACATCAGCCTTTCTTACTTCTTGCTCAGAAGCAAACCTGTCAGCAAATGAAGTCTTTAGCGAATCATACGCCATCTTCTCCAATTGTTCTGCCTTATATGCTTCATAAGCCTTTTCAACGTTCTCCGTTGATAGGTCTAAAGTAGAGAAATCATCATTCTGCCACTCCTTGTATAACTGACCTACTTGTCCCGCTTGGGTATGCTTTTTACCGGCCATTGGGTCTTCTCCAAAGCCTGTTTCCACATAATCTCCACCGGGCCACTTTCTTCCCTTTTGTGCTGTATCAAAGTCAGAAGCCTCGATTTCTTCCTCAAGGTTTTCAGAAAGTTCCAGTTCTTCTTCCATCTCTGGGCTTTCTTCTTCCATTAAGGGTTCTTCTGCTTCTTCATTAAAGTCAGCATACTCATTCTTTAACTCTTCCAAGTCATCTCCTCCTTTTTTCATTGTATTAACTTCCTTCATCAGGCCGTTAAGTTCTTCCAACGCTTTTTCCAATTTCTCAGTCATATCGTTTCTCTCCTCCTTTAAAATATCAAATCTTGCTTCCGGGTTTATTCCTTTTTCACAGATTGTGACTTCATGGAGTTCTAATTTATCTATTTCATTGTATTCGCCTAATTCTTCACTAGACCTTTGTTTTTTAGATAATGCTTGTCCACCTATACTAAATGAACGTAGGGTTCCTTTTCTAATCCCTCTTGAAATTTCTTTCGCTTTTTCTATATCATCTCGGAGTTTAATTACTACATAGAATCCAACATCATCAACATGGGTTTTGTGTAACATACCATGTTTATCTCTGTATTTTTCTATGACCTCCCCGACTTGAACATTTGAATGGTTTGACATTACATTTCTGTATTTCTTTTCTCCCATGTATTTTTGGACGGCTTCATTCAATGCTTGTAATGTGATTAAGTCATTTTGCTTGTCAACAACTTCTATTGATGCATACCCTCCAATTATTAAATCATCTGATTTTAGAATATTAAAGTCACTTTCTAAGTAGCCCTTGATTACTTGTCCTTCTGACACATTCCCACTTCCCACATTGACTATATGAAGACCACGCTATTCAGTTATTTACAAGGTTAATTTTTTAAACCTATCTTCTGTTATATCCCATATTCCGGCATCATCATCGGATTCTAACATCTCTTGTTTAATTCCAGTCCATACTAGCCATTTCTTTTCGCCATCTACTTCTATGACCCTAAAATGAAGTCTAGTTTTAAATTTATCACCATCGAGTTTATATTCATGATAACCATGCTTTTGTACGCCTAATACAATTTCACCTTTATCTAAAAGTTTTTTAGGTTGTGCATTAGTTGCAACCATAGCCGGAAACTTTCCTGATTTCCCAAATAGGTTATAAATGTCCTCACTATCTTCAATGTCAATTGTCCAATGTAATTTCTTGTCTCCGGCTTCTATCTCTAAATCTACATTATCATCTTTACGCATGAACATTCGATATGTCCCTTCTTTTGGGTTTGGGTCTTCTGTAACCTTAACCAGTTTATCTACATTAGCCTGAAATTTTGTCTTTGTTAAAGGAATAAATTCATCATGGTCATTCATCCAATTCCTTAATTTAACCTTATCATTATCCCAAAGAGCAGAAGTAATGTCAGGAATTGTTTTCTTTAAATATTCAAATATTTTTTCAATTTCTAATCCATCTTCTAAATGTTCATCTTGTTGTAATAAATCTTTAATTGTAACTCTAGCCTCTGCTGATTTAGATTTAACCACTTGGTCAATTTGCTCTTTCCATAAATCTATATCAACAAGAGCATTCTTTTCCATTAATGAATCTCCTTCAAACCCATAAATAGTAAAGCCCTCATAATCTCCCTTTAAAATAACATCAGCATGACCATGTATTCCATCGGTAATTTGATATTTTGAAAGGGCTTCACTAACATCATATTTTAATGACTTTCTGCCTTCTTTTGATAATAATTCTAATGTAATTATCTTTTCAGGGTTTTCTACTTCAGGTATCTCAATAACCTTGGCGGAATACAAACTAAACCCTTTACCTTTCTTTCTAACCTCATCAACCTTAACTCTAACGATAGAACCAATTTCTACTGATTCCTTTGTATTTAATGCCTTACCCACCTTTAAGTAGGTTTTACCATCATATTCAGTTCCATTATATTCTCTAGACTCTTCTCCACTTAAGGGGCCAGCACCTAACACATAAGAATACAAATTAGATTTAGTTTTTGATTTTTCTAATACTATTAAATCTAAATCAACAAACTTCTTCCACTTAATCCATTTAGGATTTTTCTTTGTTCCTATAAAGTATGTTGATTCTATATCTTTAATCACAACCCCTTCAGATGTTGGAGATTCCATAATAGATTCAGCGTACTGCTTTAGTTCTTTTAGTGAGTCTGCAATTCTAGTATTTTTCTTTGCAGGGAAAGAACATTCTTCTGAGGAATTTGGTGCTAATTGATAAAATAGAATATTAATTCTTTCTCTTAATGTAGAATCTGTCAAATCTTGCCCTTCGTGATGTAATATATCAAATACCTTAGCCCTAAGTTTAGCATCAGGATATTTTCCTTTGAATAAATGAGCAATTGTATCTGCTCTATGTAGTGGTTCATCTCCGTCATATAATATTAATTCAGCATCTAAAATCATATCACCAAACTTTTTAACACTACATCTATCAACAATTTTATCACATTTATCAGTTATATCTTTTTGATTGTATGTATAGATTTTAATTTTATCATCTAACTTATGAATTTGGATTCTAATACCATCATATTTTTCTTGTATAACCCATTCTCCTGTAAAACCTTTTAATGAATTAATATCTTCTATTTCAAATATCCTATACATGGGTTTGTTAGGAATAATAAAATCTACTTCTGATTTTTCTTCCTCACTTTTCTCTTTCTTTTCGGGTTCTGCTTTGCTCATATCAAAGCGGATAAGAGTATTCCAATCTTCTTCTGAATGTTCTTCAAAGAATACGTCCTTTAATACAGACAATGCTCCCTTAAATTTAGATTTAACTCTAGAAGTATCTTCATCATCACCATAATGTTCAACAATATACAAAGGAATATCATCTAGGGCTAAATCTAAACCCATAGCACCTGCGGTTATTTCATCAGCCTTTCTGTTTTGTGCTTCCCAAGCGGTTGCTTTAATTGGGTGTGCGTGTGAACGTAAAGCATAGTGTATAAACATAGCATATATAGCAGGGCTTTTAACTAAATTTTCTATAACTTTATCTCCCATTTGTTTAGCAAACGGGTCATTTAATTCTTCTGAATTAAACCTAAATTGTTTTACCTGCTCCCATAGTTCCTGTACTTTTCCTGAATCTGCATTCA